GAATTTTGACCTTTAATTAATAGAATACCATCCTTTACTTCTACAGAAATGTCTTCTTCCGAAAATCCTGCAACAGCAAGTTCGATATTGAAGTTATCGTTATCGACCTTTACAACGTTATGTGGGGGATAGTTGTCTTGAGATCTTCCGGCTGAGTGGATTCTTTCAAGTTCATTTAATATTGGATCAAATCCAATGAATAGTGAACGCGGTACGTTCATAGTATTTCTTACCATTTTGTTTCTCCTATTTAAAGCAAGATTAATATGTGGACCCGACCAATTCGGCATCCACATTTATTTATACAACTCTCGTTGCTAGTTTAAACATTTTTTGCAAACTTTATTTAGTCTGCCGGACTTCATAAACTTATGAAATGTAGTCCATGCTTTTTTAAGTTTTTTCTCCATTATTACTATTTCCTATATTGTATTTAGGACATAGTTGCCATTCTGTTTTTTCCTTAAATGGAATTACTTTAATCTGTCTTAACGGTGCAATATCTTTAGCTTGATCGGCGGTAACAAAAGTTACGAGTCCCCAATCTGCCAGCAATGTAGCAATTGTATTTCTACGCTGGATATCGTTCAACATTAGATTAGAAGGTTTCCCATCTAATAAGAATAACTCTTTAAAGTGCACAATAAAGTATCTACCTTGCTTGTGCAATATATGACATGATTGGTATAGCTTTTGATCTTTTCTAGACGCCACACCAATTCTAGTTAATGTTTCTCTTATTTTGAGAAAGTCATCTGGTTCGTTGAGAGTAATCTCCAACATAGAAGCTGGAGTCCACTGGACTTCAATATTATTTTCGTTTTCCACCTTTATACATCCTTAATTTCAATTCGTTAATTTGTTCGCCATTTAACAATGACAATACAGATTTAGCTTTTTCATTACTATATCCATAATATTCTTTTATAAGTTCCAAGTTCTCTATGTTGATAGGCTTTGCCCATTTAGAGAATCTTTTCTTCTTCTTAATTATATTTATAAAAAAATCAAATTGAAGACGATGATCTATATGGTGGTTCACATTCATTTCATTTGCGAAAAGAATTGTGTCGGGAAAATATGAAAGTCCTCGATTAACCATAAACGATGCGTATGCTTTTTCAGCCACATCATCAACCATTATATCCTTTTTAGTTGTGTTAATTGCGTTTAGATAATCGAAGGGGCTCATTTGAATGAAACCCCAGCCATTACCTCAGTAAGACAAGCAACTGTATTAAGTTCGTGATCTGCAACAAACGAATTCTTATATTGATAGTCCGCTAGAATAAGTACCAGTTGTGGTATACTCTGAGGATCAATATAGTCATTCATGTTATCGTATATTTTACGATAAATTGCTGCAGGTTCAGAATCAATATTGTTACTTACCCACTGACGCATACCTTTAAAGTTCTTCTGCTTCAAGTGGATCATAAGATCATTGAGAGATACCTCCGATAAAGATACTAAAATGCCTGTGTCAATAGTACCACTACTTCCATAACGCTGAAGCTCATTAAGAACTTTACGCCAATCAGGCATGTGTTTCATTATTAATTCAGCAACAACTTTCTCATCATAATCAATACCTTCATCTTTTAGGATGTTAGTACATCTTTTGAGAAATTGCCCACAAAGTGGAGCTGCTTGTTTTTTAGAAACATTAAACTCAATTGTAGTACAACGAGAATGCAATGGTTCAATGATTCGATTCTTGAAATTGCATGTCAATATAAATCGACAATTATTCGAGAACTCTTCAATAAAACCACGCAATGCGGGTTGTGTCGATTGAGCGTTGAGATAATCTGCTTCATCAAGGATAACTACCTTGTAACCACCTTGTAGTGAAACAGTAGATGCAAACTGCTTAATTTTGTTTCTAAGCGTATCGATGCCAGACTCTTCGGATCCATTGATCAAAAGATAATCCAAGTCAAGTTCATTGCACAAAGCTTTCGCAACTGTTGTTTTACCTAAGCCGGCTGTCCCGGTAAGAAGCATATTGTGTAGGTCACCTCCTCTAACAATATCTTCAAAAGTTTTCTTGATTGATTTCGGTAAAATACAATCTTGAATTTTTTGTGGTCGATATTTTTCAACCCAAAGAAATTCTGACATTATAGTACCTCCCAACCAAGAACTGTGTTTACACGAAACGATCTCCATGCGTCTTTATCCAGAGACCAAACAGCTAAGTGCTCAGTTTCTGAACTAACGTTTTCGATAACAGCTTGTACGCCATTAGCTTTGAGAACAGTAGGGTTGAGAGAACAAGGCATGACTCGAACTTCTTCTGAGTCAATCTTTTGAAAGGTCACCGTGACAGTACCTTTCTTTAGCGCTTCGATTAAGCGTGTTAATTCATTGCGATCCATAATATATCCTTCATAATAAAATTAATAAAATGCGAGGGAGCTACCCCCGCAATAAGCTAGTTCGAAATTAAGCTTCTTCAGCTTCAACTTCTTCCGGAAGATCGGAACCTGCTGGTACCATACCTTCTGGAGTTTCTTGCCCTTGAGCTTCAGACGCAGCATTTAGAAACGCTACTGTCTTATTTCTTAGACCACCAACAGCTTCCAACTCAGCGCCTTCAAAACCACCTCTTTTAGAACAGATATCGATAATCTGTACGAAAGTTAGATGTCTTGTAGAGACAATTGTGGAGCTTGTTGCTCTTGTGCACCTTCAGGTGCCATTACTTCTTCAGTCATTTTCTTCTCCTTTGCAAAGTAGACTAATTATGAGAGACCCGACCAATTCGGCATCTTCTCTTATTATCCTCATAATATTATGAGAATTTTTTCTGTGCATAGTTATTTATACACCGAAACTTGACGATTTCTCTAAAGCGATAAAATAATCCAAAGGATTATCCGCATTTCTCCAGTTGGAGATTAGCCTAGATGAAATCGATACCTTATAATCACCTTGTAGCATTTTCAGATTTGAAATACTAAATACGTAATTAAAGGTTTCAGTAGATGATGTGCCTAGATTAATGTCAAATGTATTCGCAGTAGAATCTTTCTCATTGAATACAGAAGCAATAACTTCACCACCTTCACTACTGAAAGCTAATTCTGAATGTCCAAGAACTGCAGCAGCTTTCCTGATCTTATCTAGGTTCGTGGCCGAAAGATCTAGGATAACTTCGCACTCTGGCATATTGATATCTTTACTAGGTTGTGTAAGAATCTCAATCTCAGAATAGTAGTACTTAATCCTTTGAGAACCATCAGACATTGTCAAGAATTTATCGCTAAATTCTAAGTCAGGTTCATCCATAAGATTGTACAGAGACAAAAATTCATTAAGATCGTATACGCCAAACGTTTGAGGAAAGTCCTCGAGGATTGATGCATTCGCCATAATGGTTTTTGCTTCGGAAATAGTCTTAAGTTCCTTTCCAGGCTTAAAG